AGCAGATCGCTCATGTCCTGCTCGGTGATCTGCAACAGGCCAGCCAATGCAGGCGGGATCTGGGGCGGCTTGGTGTAGCCGACCGGGCCAGACAAAACCTCGCCGCCGTTGGCGTCGGTCACAGTGTTCAGGAGCAGATAGGGGTAATTTCGCAGGTTGTCTTCGGACCACATCATTTCGTGGCCGGCCACTTGCTCGGGCGTGAAGATCGGCTTCTCAACGGTCGAAAGCGCGCTGATCTCGCCCAGCTTGGAAAGCTGCATGTTCTTCAGGCGCTGCGCATCCTTGGCCAGACGGACGTGGCCCATGCACCGCTCGATGTTGTCCACGAACCAACGCTTGCCGTAGACCGGGACGATCGGGATCTGGTCGCCGGCGATGTAGCCGCTGTCTTCCAGCACCTTACCGCCGCTCATGATGTACTTGCGCACCTTGCGGCGCTTGACGCGGCGCTGGCGGACCTCTTTGGTGCCGACAGCCTCCAGCATCATTTCGAGTTCTTCGTCGTCCTCGAAGTCCTTTTCGGAATACTTTTCTTCCTGCCCGTCGATGGTCTGGAAAATGCGGATGGTCTCTGACGCCTCTTCGACGCGGTAGACCTCAGCCACATAGACGACATCGGGCGTGGCCCAGTCAAAGGCCCACTGCTCAATGCCCTTCGGCCAGGTGGTCGGATCGTCATCCCATGCTGCACGGTACGCGTCACGGGTCATCGCGGTCAGAACGTAGCAAAGCCGCGCGTCGGCCTTGTCCTGGCGCTTGGCATCCAGATCAAAGAACACCGTGCTGTCGGCGTCATAAATCGGCTCAATGCGGATGCGCTGCTTTTCGTTTTCCTCGTCGTATTCGTCTTCGTAAACAGCACGCAGGCGGAACGCACCGAAGCCACCACCGACAGCCTCCTCAAATGCGTTGTCGTATGCCTCGTTGGAGCCGCTGTCCTGCTCGTCAGCCCGGAACAGCCCATCGCACACGTCGGCCAGCTTGTCGTCGGCTGTGCCGTCCTTGCTGACGAAGTCAACCGTGATGCGGTTGTTGCGGTATTCGTTGATGATCCGCATGACGGAGAGGTGTACCTTGTTCACCTCAAACTTGGGCTTGTTCAGATATTGCTCATAGAGGTTGCCCTCCCACTGCGCGCCGGCGATGGAGTAGAAGCGGCGATCCTCCAGGCACTGCAAACGCTCATCGCGCATCACGCCCTGGATGTCATCGAACTCGGCCAATGCTTCTGCATGGACGTTTGCAAGCCGCTGGTCTTTGGTCATGCGGGCCAAGGTGCGCGCCTTTCGCTGGATATTTGGGCCGCAGTATATGACAGGCCCAACAGAATATCAATGACGTGCCATCGGCATGCTGACGGGGACGAGGCGAGGCTTCGCCTTCTCCTGCTTGCCCGCCCGGCGTGCGCCCTCGCAGGCATAGCGCAGAGCATCGATGACGTGGTTTTCCTTGTCCTCCAGCATCGGCAGGATGCTGCCCGTGTCGCGGTCGGTCTTGTAGCTGTAGAGCGTCAGTTCATCGATGGTGTGCTTGCAGCGGGGATGCACCACGATGTCAAAAGACTTCAGCCACTCGACGCCCTCCTCGACCGACTTCGGCCCCTTGACGGCGGGCTGGATCTTCGGGAAGCCGTTCTTGCGCATGTGGCTGATGGTCTCTGGCCGTGCGCTGTCGGCCACCATCGGCCAGCGTTCAGCGTCAGGGATCGTCATGAACAGCGCAGGCGTGTCCACGATCTCGCAACCGACCTGATAGGCTTCGTGGTCGATGTAGAGTTTGCGCCCAATGATGTGGCAGCGCACGCCAACGGTCGGATCTGTGGCGAAGCCCCAGTCGGCGCCGAGGCGATGCACGGCATCAGGCGGTGCCTCGAACTCTTCGATGGCCCAGTTCTTAAACACGCGGGTTTCGCTGTTGCGGACGTACTCGCCCTTCCAGACGTGCATGTATTTGTCAGGATCGCGCCGCTTGTCGTATTCCATTTCCTCGCGCAGCACCTCGGGGAACCAAGGGTTGTCGCTGTAGTTGACTTCGATGACAACCGTCTTGTCAGGGGCGCCAGGCCCACGCAGCAACTGCTCAATGGGGTCAGTGTCGTATCTCGGGTTCCATGTAAACCAAAGCTGCGATGCGGGCTTGCGGATGGTCGGGCGCAGGATGTCCAGCGAGAACTGGCTGATTGACTGCGCTTCTTCCACCCACGCGATGTCGAAACCTTCCAGCGACTTTATGCTGTCTGCCGTGTGGTTCTGCATCCCCTGGAACACGATCACGCCGCCGTGGACAGACTTGATCTGCGTCTGCTGGATCTCGAACATGTGGCCGACGCCCATCTCCTCGATCTTGTTCTCGATCAGCTTCTTGACCGACTGGGCCAGAGACTTCTGCACCTCGCGCACGCAGACCGCGTCAACCTTTTCGCTGACGCTGCGCTCGATCAGCATCTCTGCGAAGAAGTGCGACTTGCCAGATCCTCGGCCACCGTACGCCCCGAGATAGCGGGCGTCGGGTCGCTTGAGGATCGGCAGAGACCAGCGTGGGGTCTTTAGCTGGAGTTTCACTCGGCCACCTTAAAGACCTTCATCTTCGGGACGCGCGGACATAAGCCCAGCGGACGACATCGCGGCGATCATCCATGTTGGAGCGTTGGCCCGACGTGCCGCCTCAATCATCTCCTTGGTGACCTTCACGTCCTTTAGAGTGTCAGCGGCAAATTGCATAGCCGGACGGCGACCGAACCTGTCTTCGACCTCACGGAACGTCGAAACAAGATCCACAACAAGGGGCGTGACAGGTTGCTTTGATCGCTTAGGGCTTCCCTCAAACACCTTGTAGGCCGGGCTTGTCATCTCAAGGCCGCCGCCAGTTCCCTTTGCTCGAAGGTCTGACGCCAGATCTGGGAATGTCAGCGCATACGGTATGCCACGCCCTTGACCGGTGAGCGATATGGCTGGCCCGACCTTATCGACACCATACTGATATGTCAGCGACTGATCCGGCGTTGTGCGGAATGCGCCACGCTCAACGTCTGGAGTGAATGCGCGATAGCCAGTCGTTCCCCAGTCCATGCCGATCTGAGCCTCATCCATCATCGCGGCCCGAGCGTCAGAGACTTTGGGTAGGCCCATCTTTTGCAGATTTGCCTTGTCCAATCCCTTCAGAAGCGCAGCACGCTGGGTGCCAGTCGGAAGGCCAGCCACATATGCGTCAAAGTATCCAGGTGTTCCAATGCTCTTAAAGTCACCGAATGGATATATTGTTTCGCTGTATTTGACCTCTTTGCCGTCAACGATCTTCTTTCTCACAACAGACATTCCGATGCCGCGAATGGCCTCATCAATTGTTGGAATGTTTTTCGTGGCAATTGGAGCGTTCCTAAGCATCTGGCCAAATATCTGCGACTCTGGAACAGCAAAGTCAGGCGATTGCTCGCCCATCAACAAGCTGATGTAAACTGGATCTTCAGTTTGGCTTGCCTCATTCAGCTTGCTGGATGTGGCGCTTTGCGCCCCAGCGTAACCTTGCCCCGGACGGTCGATGTATTGGAAGCCGCCCTGCGTATCGATTGGGGTTTCGAACACATCTTCGTTGACCTGCGTGACAGTCTGCCGACCAGACGTGTCGCCAACGATCCCCATCAGTGTCCGGCCCTCAAGGTCTGCTATGCTTGCCTGCACTGGCGCAACCAATTCCTCATCAACGAACCCACGGCTGTAGCTGCCTGAAAGTGCAGTTGGCTTTTGCGACTTAACGTCGGTCAGGCCAGCGCCTGGCATTGTCGGCCCGCGCCCTGCGATTTCTGCGGCTGACGGGACGCCGCTCAAGTTCTCTGCGACATTAGAACCGATGCGCTCATAGCCTCTACGTGTCACCACGTCTCTCATGGGCGGGCCGCCGTTGTCGCCCATGCCACGGCCCATGTCGAAGGGCTGCCTCATCGCACGCTCCACCTCGGCGAAGGTCAGCGGCGCACGCCCAGGCCCACCACCCGGCAGCGCCCCGCTTTCGCTGCGTGCGAACTGCGTTGCCATATCACCAGCCGCTTGGCGTGCCGGCGAGAACCCCAGCAGCCCCTCCATCATCGCGCTGGCGGCAGGCACGCCGATAGCCTTGGCTGCTGCGATAGGCGCGGCAATGCTGGCCACGCCTGACACCATCTCGCCCAGCGATGCGATGCGGTCCCAGTAGCTTTGATCGGGCGCCACCATGCGAGATCCGGCCCGCATGGCGCTGCCGATGCCTTCGACCGGGTTGAACGTCTGGTTCAGGAACGCAAGCCGCTCGGTGACGCCGTTGCCGATGTCGAGGATGCCCGGTGCTGTGCGGCGCGGCGCCATCGTGTCGCCAGGCTCATCCACGCGCACCCACTGACGGCCTTCTGGCGCAGGCGGGACGGGGCCAGCGTTGGGGTCGTTGCTATCCCAGACTGCCTGCCCTGTTGCCGGATCGATCAGCTTCATTCGTCAGTCCTTCGGATCTATGATGACGCGCTCGATCTTCTGGATGATCGCGCCGCCGTCTGGGCCAGAGAGTTCTTGCTTGGTCGCGTCAGAGTAGCCGTGCTTGGTCAGCATCATCTTGGTGATCGGCGCGTTGAAGTTGCCAACCAGGCCGTGAGCGACCAGTTCACGCTCCTGGCGCTGGGCCAGTTGCTTTAAGATGTCAGAAAACTCTGCCTTGTCTGGCTCTTTTGCCCAGGTGTGGCAGGTTTCGCGTGTGATGCTGAGAACGCAAGCAAGGCCGGCGATTGTCGGCACAGGGTCGCCCATATCTTTGAACGACGTGAGGTATCCTCGCGCCGTTTTCAGGATGTCGTCGCCGTAAACTGTGGGCCTGCCGCCAGCCATGCTGTTCACCTTCATCTCGGGCGATGCGGCCCGGTCGCTGGGGCGCAGTTTAGCGCAAGGTTCAGGCAAAAGAAAGCCCAGCGCGAGGCTGGGCTAAGTAGAGGCAGGTGTCCAACAGGGAGGTGTTGTGCTGACACCTTACCGCTTCACGGCGAGATATGCAAACAGTCCTTTGCCAACGCGCTTGCAGAACAGTAGGCACATGCCGGCATCTGATGCTGCCGCGGCATCGAGGCGATGCGGGCCGCCGCAGTGCTGGCCGATCCAATACAAGATCCTGTCGCCCTTCTTGGCCTCATGCAGCGCCAGAGGGAACATGCCGCGATGAAGGCCGATAATGTCGGTTGGATCTTTCATGGGGCGGATGGTGCCGCAAGACGGCCAACCGATCAAGGGATGCGACGAAGTTAAATGTTACACGCGAAGATACACGGGCCGGATAACTTGCAAGCCTTTGGTTCTATTGAGAAATAAGACTAAGATATAAGATATCTATATATATATACTTACAAATGAATACCACAAAACCCCTATAAAGCGATTTCTGGTGGTCGTGATTTGTTATATAGAGGTGTAACTTGGATAACGTGTAAGATGGTCATTTTGCTTTTTAATATCAAAGTCTTACAAGATATTTGGCGCGATATCTTCGCGGATATCTTCGCCAGCCAACAAAAAACGCGCCCGGAGGCGCGCTTTTGGATGTCGCCGTTCGTGGCGGTCACACGACAACCCAAACGTCAGGCACTTTGCCTTTCCAAGCCTTTTTTCCCGGCGTTCTGCGGACCATCCCGGCGGCTTCCATCTTGGCGAGGATCGGCTCAAGCTGTGGCGGTTTCATCTTCATGCGGTTCGCCAGCACGCTTGTTGTCGCGCCTTTGTCGGGGTCGATGTAATTCACCACGCGCGCAGCGATGGCCTCCTCGGGGCGGTCCTTGCTGTTGTCGTTGGCAAAGACCAGCTTGATCTTGGCATCCAGTTCGGCGCGGACATAGGCGAATGCCCAGCGGACATGCTCGGCGGTCCTGCGGCATCCGGGGATGGCGAGGATGAAGCTGATCTTGGCGACGATCTCATAGGATCGGCGGATCATCGCAACGGACGCCTCGCCGGTGTTCTCGCCCATTTCCTCGGCGTATGAATGCAGCCACTTGCTGACCTTGCGGAGCATCTCGCTGGCGTCGTCGTCGGTGCGGACCAGTTCGCGGTCGCCGGAGTATTCGATGCGGCCACCGCTGTTCATCACGTCGAAATTGCCGCCGTGAAAGATCTGCGCCAGCTTCATGGCCAGACCTTCTGGCATCGGGCGCTTGCGGAAGGCGTCACGTTCTTCTGGGTTGTTGTCTGTCTCGGATACGATGATGGCGCGGCCCACAAAGCCCTGCGTGGCTGTTTCGCCATCCATGATCTGATCAAATGTGCCGGGTGTAGTGAAGCCGACCACAGACAGGAACGGGCGGTCCAGGCCCTCGTCGATCATTCGCAGCATCCGCTGTGCGCGGGCGGCCTGATCTTCGCGGCCATCGTCCTCGGCCTTGGCGGCGATTGCGCCGTATAGCTTGCGGAGTTCGCGCTTGGTGTCGCCTTGCAGCAGCATCCGGCTGTTGGCCTTGGAATAGCCCGACATGATCGCGCCGAACACGCTTTCAAGGTAAGCCGCGCCACCACGGCGCTGGGCATTGCGGACCTTGATGAGAAAGATCCCGATCTCGTCGATGATGTAATAGGCCGCCTGATGCTCGATCAGGTTCCGCATGATTTCCTGCTCGGACTTGATGCCGCCTTGCAGCGCGTAATGCACGCCAGCCGCAATGTGCAGGTCGGTGGTGGCCTGCATCACGGCTTCCTTGCCAGTGGCGGATGCGGCC